TTTGATGATCTCCTATCTGAAATTACTAACTAGAAGGACGGAAAGTTTTATGACTGATGAAGCGGTAGAAGCAACTCAGAGAGGCGGCTCATTAATTAAAAATAAATTGTTAAGTGAAATTAAGCAATTGAAATTTGAGTTATTATTGGTATCAAAACTTGCGGCAGATAAACCAATGTTTTTTAGTCCTTTGAATGCTCACGCAGCAAAAGCGATCAGAGATAAAGTTCTTGAAAACCAAGATGAATACGTTATTAAATAATTACGGGGAAAGTTAAAATGGAAATAGTAAAATTTTTAGATAAAACATGGCGAGAAATCCCACAACAAGATAATCCGGCAATACCTTATGAAGGTCAAACTCAATGCATTATGATTTTTAAAGGTGATAAAGAGGACTTCAGGATCACTGGCGGCGGGGTTATCGTGGCTAAGGTGGAGCCAGGCGAAGACATACAACAACTAGGTGTCTTTTGGACGCCAGAGTCCGCTGATCTATTTGCTGCAGCAGTAAGTTTAACTTCATAGGGATATCTTATGCATCATAATAAATTAATAATTGGCGAAAGCTACAGACACAAAGACCATCCAGGGTACGCGTGGGCTAAGGTTGTTAAGGTATTGAAACCAAAACAAGACGAAAACCCACATAACCGAATTATTGTTAAGTGTGAATACAGCCAGGAAAAGAACCCTAAATTCGGGCTTATTAAATACTTTAAACCAAGCGATTTAGTCGCTGTTAACTAACCTCGGAAAATTTGACATGGAATCAACACTAACTGTAAGCGGCTTTCATGATATGGATGTTGGAGATAAGGTAACTATTAATGAGCCTGTGTTTCATAAATGGTGGGTCAAATTATGGTTTTTTATAACATTTAGAAAGCTAGAACGAAAAATTACCCATGAATACATAATTAAGTCAGTTGATAGTAGTACCTGTATAACAATAAGTTCGTTTTACCCTGATTTAGTTAAAAATATCGAAGTTACAAAACCAAAGCAACCGAACTTTTCTCGTTTTCAAAACGATTTTAAGCGGCGCGGCCGCAAATAGGGAATTTTTGACATGTCAGAAGTAATGTGTGGAATACCACAAAAAGAAGTTGAAAAAATGTATAAGCTTGCTCAAGAGGGTTTAAGTCCGAGAGTTTATTTTTGTGAAGATTTGGAAAAAATGCGCAAAGAATCTAGCAAAATACAAAGTCAAAATATAGGTATGATTTTCGCCATGCTTAGAACTATTTTACAAAAAGATTAATTACGGGGAAATTTTATGGCGCTCACCAAAAAACAAAGACAGCAAGTTTTCGCTAAATCAAATGGTGTCTGTTGGTACTGCGGTTGCAATCTTCCAGAAAAAGGCTGGCATGCAGATCATTTCGTTTGCCTTCATCGTAACTATTACGGTAAAGGGAAGCATAGGAATGCGGATTTAGATGTTGTTTCAAATCATGTTCCATCTTGCGCACCATGTAATTTATTCAAGCGCACATGGTCTATTGAAGAGTTTAGAGGGGAAATAACTTTGCAGGTCGAAAGAGCTAGAAAATCATCAGTAAATTTTAGAATGTCTGAGCGATTCGGATTGATAGAAATAACTTCCAAACCAGTGACATTTTGGTTTGAAACTCAACAAAAATAATTACAAGGAAACTTAAAATGCAAACAGTAAATAAACCAAATAGAAAATATCCATTAGTTGGCGTTATTGAAACCGATAATTGGAAGATAGCAGTATATTATCGTTGGTCTGATGACGATGAGATTGAGTTTATTCATCCTACCAGTGGGCTTATATATTTCACACATTATAAATCTTTATGTTTACCAGCATATTGCAAAGACTTATAGGGAATTTTTTTAATGAATATTCAATTTAAAAATCCAAAATATAATGGACGCCATCCAAAATGCAAAGGCTGGTCAGATAATACGCCAGATGCGGGGATTGAATTTGAATGTGGTTATGAGTCTTATTTAAGTTGTGAAGAATGTAAATATGGCCTTGGTCGCAAAGACCCTGAAGCCAAATGTAATCAATCTGAGTAAATGGGGAAAGTTTTATGGATTTATTTAATGTTTTTCTATATGCGTACCTGATGATTGGGGTCGTATTTGGAGTGATTTCATGGAGGAGCTTTTGCCTTCGAAAGTTTTGGATATTTATAGTTGTCGTTTTCACATGGATTGTCGCGGTGGATATCCTAATTGAAACAATAAAAGATCGAGAAATTGACTAAATAAAGTTACGGGGAAAGTTCATTATGATTATTGATAATAAGAGTACGAATGAACCGCTTGTTTTAATTGAATGTCGGGCAAGTAGTTGGAATGAGGATACTTTTTATTTTCCGTCTTGTAATGAAAATTATATGTTGGTTCACTGGAATATCAGCTCCACGAATTTCAATATACATTGCATACCGAAAGCTGATTATAAAGCTGGATTTGAAGATTATTAACCAAGGAATTTTGACGATTTGTACTTGTCAACCTAATATCTTATAATGAAGATTGAAACTAACAAGGTTATTAAATGTTAATAAAATGTATAATATCGTCTTCCAGCATAATCACTGGCAGATACACAAATATGATGAGCTTATTCTTTGCGGTATTGGATCGGTAGAAACAGCTTTCGCGATAGCAAGGTTGAACGATATAGTATTGAATTTTAGAAACTGTAAATTAGAGAGGGTAGCGTAATGAGTAACAACGATAAGCCGAAGCCACCACCAAAACCTAAGAGAAGAAAGAAATCAAAAAAATGATGAATTTTCTGAGCTGGTTGTTTAATAGTGAATTTTTTTCAGCAGGCTGCTTAATTACGGCCTTTTTCCTATTTGTATATTCAGTTAGACCTAAATCACTATCAATTTTTATCCTGTTAATTGAGTTTATCATGTGTAAGGTTGCAGCCATTATAGGCTTAAGGATGACAAACCTTCTTGATAATTCTGGAATGTATCTTGCTTACTCATCAATACAATTTACATCTATTTACTTATTGTATCTTGCTGCAAAAAAAGGTTATGACGTGTCTATAATGATAGTTGCGCTAATATCAATTGCTGCAATATACAATATCTTAATGATTGCCCCATACTACGAATATTCCGTTTTTGGATTTTCTGGTGAACAAATGTATAATGGTTACTCGAATATATTGGGTTTCATCATGTTAATGCAGTTAATTTATATGGCATCTTACAACAAATTGCTAATAAGCAAGCTAGGGAAGCATGCAAGAACTTATACCATATTTACTGACCGGTTTTATATGTCTTATCGTAGGCCTGTTAGTGGGGGTCTGGCATGAAAGACGAACACATTTCAAGGCCCGAGTTCAATCTCTACGTGAAGATGAATGCAGAGAGCAACGACAGGACATCAAAAGCCCTCGAACAGATGGCATCAGATAACAAAACAATGCATGAGAAATTGTTAAGTTATTTTCATAAGCATGACAGAATAGAAGAGAAAGTTAACAAAAACACTAGTGATATCGTCAAACTAAAAGAGGCGGTTCAAGCGAATAGTAAACTAACATCAATAGCAAATAAAATTATATGGGGTGGTGGTATCATTTTGGCTGGCGCTCTTGGAACATTCGGAAAAGATTTGGCTGATTGGGTAATGAAATGAAGCTTATAGCACCCTTAAGAGAAAGAGATTCGTTTGGTTGCGGTCATTTTGGAGCGAGTAGAGGATCTAGAATTCATAACGGTGTTGATCACGCCTGTACGCCTGGCTCACACGTATTTTCCCCGGTTGAGGGTGAAGTAACAAAGCTTGGCTATCCATATGCAAATGACACATCATTTAGATACGTTCAGATAACCACCAAAGAGGGCTATAATGTAAGGGTTTTTTATGTTAAGCCGTTTGTATCGATAGGCGATTATGTTACTGATGACGATATTATAGGTTCATCACAAAAGCTAGGTGATAGATATCCCAAAATAACAGAGCACGTTCACTTAGAAATAAAAGATTTGCAAGGCAATTACGTTGACCCAAAGGATTTGGGATTGTAAATATTAAACATCAAGATTAAATAATTTATGTCCGTGCGACAAAATCACCCAATTACCGCCCTTAAGTTGTATGAAATTCCTATTTCGACTAATTAATACGGTCAAGTATTTGGTTTTAATGCCGAGGGCTGCCGCACAATCAGCGCGGCATTTGTATTTATTTGCAAATTCTTTTAGTTTCATTTTATTCGCCAAAAAAATTAATGATAGAGTCTTGAATTTCTCTAATTTCATCTAGAATATTCTCACAACCAAAATGGTCTACGACATCATTATCGCTTTTGACATATTCTGACAAATCTTCTCTAGACCAGCCAGAATTACCAGCATGAAATAATTGTTGATGTAACTCGTTACCAGCTTCTTGGTGTATGTTTTTAATATTATTAATCGCCGCTTCAATCTTTTGGTAAGTGTTCATTTTCCCGTTCCTTGTGTTTGTGTATTTGCTTAACCTGAAACCATAGTAACACATCTGTAATATTACACAAGCGTTATATTTAATATAATGAAATATATTTTCAATGTGATATAATTGACAGATTAAACATATATGGGGAAGGGTGATGAAAGATTTAGTTTGTGATAAAGATGGCAAAGTGTGTGCTGCTAAGATGGCTTTTTGGATTACTTTAATATCATGCCTAGTTAAAATATTTATGCAAGAGGCTCCAGATTACGCAGGTTTAGCTATGTTTTTGAGCCCTGTAGCGGCATTATATTTTGGAAGAAGCCACACAAAGGCCAACAGTGATGCTTGATTTCTTAGCACCAATTAAAGCTAAGATGTACGCCGTAGCATCCTTTATCGGTCTAATCATGTTTGGTTGGATTAAATATCTAAGGGCTGAAAACAAGCAGCTTGAGCATAAAAACAAAGTCCATGATAAAATAAACGAGATAAAGGAAGATCAAGACGAAATAACAGAAGAGATTTTAAAACATGAAGATGAAAGAATTAAAGAACGTGTCAAAGCTAATTCTGGCAAGTCTCGCCGTGATAGGGCTGGTAGGTTGTGAAACTATAGAGATAGCACATAATCCTATTGGCTGCATTGACAAGAGCTTGACAAGGCTGTCAGAGAGATTCACGGATGAAGAATTAAACAGTATCCCCGATAACGTATTTGATTCTTACGAAGAGCATATTATAATGTACCAAGAAAGAATTATCTCTCAGTGCAGCGTCAACAAAGAACATGACGAGCTTCATAAAAACTGATCTCGACGAAGAAAGAAAAATCAGGCGTAAACGCTATTTAAAGCGAATGAAAGAACGTGAAGAAGAAATTAAAGAATCCCTAAAGGCCAATGTAGGCCACACTAGCCGTATGTAGTTTAGCGGCACTTTTTATTTAATAGAAGTTCACAGCCAAACCCACTTAAAACGAGGATAACATTATGGCTCACAAAGATAAAAAAATGCCCAAGCGTGGACAGAGAGCGAAAACCCACAAGAAGAATAAGAATAAGGGTAAGAAAAACACTAAGAAAGGTTATTAAATTACTTAACCAACAAATACCTCTTGATAAATGCGGCACATAGTCGTATTGTATAGTCATGTCAGCATCCAAAGCAATTAAAGAAGCAGGATTGGCCTCAACCATTGAGGCTTCAATCATAGCAAATAAGTCAGTACGAATGTTAGAGCGTAATTATTACGCCAACAGACAGTTCTTTGACGTAATTGTAGCTGGATGCGTTGTTATTAAGGGGAAGGGTAATGGTTAAATACAGAATAAAACACAATCCACGTCGAGGATTTTTCCCTCAAGTCAAGAAGCATCTGTTTGCAAAGTGGCAAAGAATAGAAGAAAACGATGGTGATTACAGTCTTTATTCAGAAGATGATATAGCAAACCCTCACAAAAAAGATTTTGATGCGTGGGAAGTAATAAAGGGATTTAATAGTTACTACGGAATCAACAAACCAGGAAAAGCAACTTATCAACCAGTTGATGTAAGTTATGAATAATCAATTCGACACAGATGAAGATAGATTCAACTATTCTGGCGAGCTTCCAGGAATAGTTGAAATCAATGGTAAGCCTGTGGAAGTATTTCCAAATCAAAACCTAACTATCATTGACGATAAGGGTAATTACGAGATAACGGATACTGTTAAGGTAGGTGATAATTGTGGCGATGACTCAGAGGAGCATTTCTAATGACGACAATAGCCTATCATCATGGTGACAGACAAATAGCTGTTGACAGCAGGTCTTGTGCTGGCGGGGTAATAGAGACAGAAAAATTCAACAAAATAGTAAAAACGAAATTATAAGCAAAGATTTAGAACTTGATGTTTCAGGATTAAGAATAACTAACAGCGTGGTGTATTTTGTTTTCATTGCTGACTGTGTATTTTGTGAACAAATTATAAAATACAACAAGGGTCTTGGGAGCGGTCGTGACTTCGCTATAGCAGCCATGGATCACGGCAAATCAGCAAAAGAAGCTGTTAAGTACGCTATGACACGCGATACTTATACTGGCGGTAGAATTAGAGTTTTTAACGTTAAATAGGTGCTAAATGACTAACGAAATGAAATTATTAAAAGCTTTTATTGAGGCTTCTGGTTATGAGATAGAAGAGATTGAAGGTGTAACTTCTCTTCACCTTCCTAATTTAGGTGAAACAGTTGTCTGCCATGGTGTCGATTACAAAGTAACTAAGAAGCAAACAGAAACAGAATATCTATTAAGCTCAGAGGATAACGCTAAACATCTAGAAGAATCTATAAAGCAGTTCGAGGAAAAAAAGATCGATGTTTTTGTTATGGCTGCAGGTCTTTTTCCTGGATTCAATAGGGATCATAATGGCTAAGCAAGGTAGACCAACAAAATACACTCAAGAGCTTGCTGATGACATATGTGAACGTCTAGCGGGTGGAGAGTCAATGCGTTCAATATCTCGTGATGACGCTATGCCTCACTGCGCTACAATGTTTCGTTGGATAAGAACTTATCAAGAGTTTTGCGAACAATACGACAAGGCTAAGGTAGAAAGTGCCGACGCTTTGGTTGAAGATATGCTGGATATTGCAGATAACCAGGTTGCTCAACCTCTTATAATTGACGGCAAGCCTGTTGAGGTTGATGGTAAGATTGTGATGGTTAAAGACGCAGTTAGCGTTAACCACGCAAAGTTAAGAGTGGACACGAGAAAATGGGCTGCATCCAAGCTAAAGCCTAAGAAGTATGGCGATAGAATATACCAAGAAACAAAGCATACAGGCATCATAGGGTTGAAAGATTTGTCAAAAATGACCAATGAGGAGCTCGAGGATGAGTTGCAGACGGATGATTAACTAATGAAAAAAATGAACTGGAAAGCAAGGTTACTTTCACTTCACGCCAAAGCCATGACAGAAGTTGCAGAGTTTAAAAGCCAGATGTCTGAAGATAATCCTAAACCGCCAGGTAGAATATTGGTTCTGTTAGGTCGCGTTCAATTAGCTGAAGAGATGTTGTTAGAATACGGCGTTAAGATTAAATAAGATAATTGACTTACTGTGTTATCATCTTAAAATAATAATCTGTCTTGAAATAGGAAATATAATGTCCACAAAAAAACAGTCTTTCGAGTTATTGCCATCAGCCGCTAGAATTGCATCTCCGGATGATATCGTTATTTCAGAACCTAAAGTCACGCTATCTGAAGGGTCCCTATATAACATTCATATCATTATCGATGTAACTGCTGTTGCCGCAACACCTAGCATACAGCCTAAGATACTGGCCACTGATAAAGCATCTGGTAAAACTTACGAGTTATTGCCTGGCATAGCAGCTATAACCGCCATAGGAACAACTGTTCTTAAGGTTGGCAAGGATATTGTTGCGGCGGCTGGATTGGCCGCCCAAGACTTAATCCCTGAAAACGTCGTGTTAGAATTAACTCACGTGGATGCTGACTCAATAACTTACAGTGTTGGGATGAATACCGAGTTAAATATATAGCCAATCACAGTGAATCGTGCACAACTACAACGTAAAGTGGCAATCAAACGTGAGCTAGCACAACGCAGACGCGACAATCTAGCTATATTTCAATACAATCAGTTCTACACCTGGCAAAAAGAATTTTGTAAGGCGACCAGAAATTATCATGAATCATGTCTCATCGCCGCCAACCAAATCGGCAAGACGTATCTCGGCACCACTATTGATGCGTTCCACCTAACCGGTAACTATCCAAAAGACTATGAAGGCCATAAGTTTAGCTTTGCCCCGCTTTGTTGGGGTCTTGGTTATTCTATGGAGAAGACTCGAGACTTATTGCAAACCGCTCTATTTGGTAAATATATCAACGGTGAATTTGAAGGCGGACTGGTACCAAAAGACAAAATACTTAACTGGGAATCAGCCACTGGTACACCTAACGCCATGCGAACGGTACGTGTTAGACATGTTTTAGGTGGTACATCAACCATGCAATTTTGGTCCTACTCTCAAGGTCAGCATGCAATCATGGGCGATGTAGTTGATTGGTTCCATATTGATGAAGAGCCACGCGACCAAACTATCAGGCCACAGGTATTAACTCGAACAATCAACGGTGATAAAGGTAAAGGCGGTCGTGGTATTTATACCTTCACGCCTGAGAATGGTCGGACTGAGCTCGTTATTAAGTTTATGGATGATCGAAGTAAAGATCAGTTCTTCATGCAAAAAGGTTGGTTAGACGCAGAGCATATTACCGAAGAAAAGCGCGAAAGAATGATCGCTCAATATCCCGATCATCAACGTGACATGCGGACAAAGGGTATACCGATGCTCGGTCATGGTCGCATCTATGATTTATCGGAAGAGTTTATAACTTGTGAACCGTTTGATATTCCGCCGCATTGGTTTGTTATTGGCGGTATGGATTTCGGTTGGAATCACCCGCAAGGACATATTCAATTAGTTGAAGACAGAGATACTGGGACGTTCTATTTAACCCATGCGTTCAAAGCATCTAAAATATCTGCCAATGATGCTTTGGGTGTCGTTAAGCCCTGGCAAGATGGTATTCCAGTAGCTTGGCCTCATGATGGATTGCAGCATGAGAAAGGTCGGGATGATGCGGTCCAGCAAATGAAACATTACAAGGATGCAGGATTTAAAATGTTGGCAAATCACGCGACCCATCCACCATACAACAAAGACGGCAAGATGAAATCAGGCGGAATCAGTGTTGAGAGTGGGATTTATGCCATCCATGATTTAATGCGTAAAGGCCAATTTAAAGTATTCAGAGGTTGTCGAGGTTTCTTCGAAGAGTTCAATCAGTACCATCGTGATGACAAAGGTAAGATAGTTAAAGCAATGGATGACATATTAGACTCCGCTCGATACGCTTACATGATGCGCAGATTTTCAATACCAAAAGGTGATATACTGCAACCCATTAAACCATTTATCATGCCACAACCACTCAAAAGAATGGGTTCTCAAAGATGCTAACAGTAACTGAAATCAGGAATATGCACGACAAAGCCTTTGAGCGTGGGCAAACAACAAGAGAGCGAGCCGCAGATGATTTACTGTTCTACTGGATAACACAATGGGATGACACTAACCTCGGCGGTTCAACGCTTCAATATCGCGGCCAGTTCGATATGTTACGAAAGGCCGGTCGACAAATAATTACCAATATTAAATCAAATCCTACTCAGGTAGATTTCGAACCAGTTGATGATACCGATCCTAATGGTGCCGAAATAATCGATGGCATGTATCGAACCGACATGAGAAATAATACCGCGATTGAAGCGAGAGAAACTGCAACCACTGAAACTATTGTTTGTGGATATGGTGCATGGGAATTGCAGACCGAATACAAAAGCAGAAGGGCTGGCGATGATAAGCAAGTTATTAAACGTCAACCACTCAATGAAGCAAATAACAATGTTTTCTGGGATCCCAATGCAAAACTACAAGACAAGTCAGACGCCGATTTTGTTTCGTGCCTTATACCATATAGCGCTGACGGATACAAAGATTTAGTACACGATTTAACTGGTGATGACATTGAAATAAGTGCTATGCCAAGTTCATTTGCCTTTCCAGAACAAAGCTATGTATTCCCTTGGCTTGATGATGGCGATACTTATTACGTGACGCGATTTTTTCACCGAAACAAAATCAAGATAAAGACGATGGTCTTTGCTGACATGATGGGCAGTGAAAAGCTCGTTGATGATCCTGAAGAAGAAGAGGTTGAAGGTTTGAACGGCAAAGGCTTTGAGCTTATCAGTGAGTCAGAGCGTGAAGTCTACGAAATTAGTTTATATATTGTCGGTGGCGGCGATGAAATTTTAGACCATAGCATTATACCTGGTGAACATATCCCGGTCATTCCGATGTATGGAGAGCGAGCATTTGTCGAAGGACAAGAGCATTACGAAGGAATTGTTAGGCTTGCCAAAGATCCGCAAAGATTGCGTAATTTCGTTAACTCATATTTAGCTGACATTGTGTCGAAAAGCCCGCTCGCAAAGAATATTTACTATCAGGAACAAATCCAAGGCTTTGAGAAATTTTATAACGAGAGCGGCGCGGACGAGCAATTCCCTTATGCCTTAATGCATAAGACCACTGCAGGTGATGAAGTGTTACCGCCCGGACCTATCGGTAACACTGGCGAACATAAGGTGCCAGACTCACTATTGATGGCGCAACAAATGTCGCGTGAAGCGGTTAACGATGTTGCTAGCTCAGACTTACCACAAGATATTGCTGATACTAACTTATCAGGCAAAGCGTTGATTGCACTTCAGAAACGTTTTGATATGCAATCGTACACTTATCAGCATAATTTAAAGGCTGCGCTACGTCGAGAGGGTGAGATTTACGCATCAATGGCCAGAGTGGTCTATGATTCTGAGCAAGAAGTAAACCTTACCAAAATCGATGGCACTCGCACGACCGAAACTATTAATCAGGAAGAAATCAACCCTGAAACATTACAGCTAGAAGTTAAAAACGATATTAGCAGTTATATCTTTGATGTTTACGCGGATATTGGACCAAGTTACCAATCGCAAAAGGAAGAAGACCGAGAAGAATTACGCGAAATGCTTGGAAGTATGCCGCCTGATGACCCAATGCGTAAGACTGCATTGCTATTATTCTGGTCAATGAAAGAGGGCGCTGCATTCTCTGACATGCGAGAGTATGCCAAGAAACAATTAATACTTGATGGTATCAAAGAGCCAGAAACGGACGAAGAAAAAGCAATGCTTCAACAATCGCAGCAAGCACAGCAAAATCAACCTGATCCGAATATGCTAATCGCTCAAGCTGAAATGGGTAAGGCGCAGGCCGAACAAATGAACGCTGAGTCTAATATGATTGATAAGCAGGTTGATCAATTCAATGCTGAAACCAAACGCGCCGAGGTTATGATTAAAGCACAAGAGGCCGGCGTTAATATCGATTTGAAAAAGGCGCAAACGGCTGGAGTTCGTGTAGATACCATTAAAAAGATTAGAGGCGACGACCTAAGACAGAGGGTTGGTCAGCGCTGATTTGCGTTAGCTTTACGCCTGTCATATACTAATACCGTCTGGCGAGACTATACGCGCACCGAATATATGCGGTTTTTCATATAGCTATCGTTACCAAACGAGGATTGAAAATGGGAACATCTCTTGAAGAGCTGAAGGCTCAAAATGCTGAGGAACGGGAAGCCACTAAGGAACCTGTTAAAGATGAGTTTATCGAAGTCGACCCTGAAACGGACGAGCCCATTGAGGCAGACGACGTTGAAGAGCTAGATATCGAAGTTGCTGAACCTGAAGAGGAAGAAAGCGACGATGACGATGAAAGCGACGACCCAGAAGCATTAGAGGACTGGCAGCAATCAGAAGATGATGAAGTTTCCAAAGACGGCAAGAAGGGTTTTGTACCAAATCCAGGCGCAGCAAAACTTAGGCGTAAGCTTAAAGATGCTAAGTTTGATGGTTTGGAAAAAGCCTCTAGGATTGATGAATTAGAAGCAAAGATTGCAGAGCTTAAGGTCTCAAGCACACCCACTAATACCGAGGATGTATTACCCCCTCGACCTAAGTTGGAAGACGTTGACTTTGATGAAGATAAGCACAATCAAAGAATGGATGAATGGCAGGACTTAAGAGTTAAGAAACAATTAAACTCTCATACTGACACTCTCCAGCAGCAGAGACTTAAAGAAGCGCAGCAACAAGCTAGTATTCAGAAGACCGACAAAGCTGTCACAGGGCATTTAGAAAGAGCGGCAACGTTAATCGGTGATGGAAAGATCACTGAAGATAAATGGCTTGCAGGTGATATGAAAATCAGGCAATCGCTTGAATCTTTCGTACCCAAAGCAGGCGATGCACTTGCCGATCAATTTATAACCCTATTAGACAACAATGGTGCAGACTCTGAGAAAGTTTGGTACTACTTAGGTAATAACGCTAAAGCATTGAATGAGTTCTCTAGTAAAGTTTCTAGTGACCCAACAGGTGCCTCAGCAATTATGTATCTAGCTGGTATTCAAAACAAATTCTCTCAAGCTGCAAACAAAAAACGAAGTGATGCGCCAAAACCTGCAACTAAGTTGAAAGGCGACAAGGCAAGCGGCTCCGGCGGTAAGCAGAAAAAGCTATATGATGCTGCCATGGGTGACGTGCAAACGCGAATTGATTTAAAACGCGCTGCCAAAGCCAAAGGTATTGACGTATCCAAATGGTAAAAGGTAACTAGCTATGTCACAAACTACACAGATTGTGGAATTATTGCTTGAAAATGCTTTGGAGACTTACGAGTCCCAGCAGTCAATGCTTCCTATGGTCAATTTCTTCGAGCCTGATGGCGACAAATTACAGATTTCTGGAAACGTCGTATGGCGTCCAACACAACAACATGCACCGATTATCACCGGTTTTGATATTTCTGGACAAGAACAAGATATTATCGAAGAAGCATACCCAGCGGTATTGGGTGAGCCTGCGAATGATTTTGTTGTCCAGCGAGCCGATCAAGTCCGTGACCTGCAATATTGGAAGCGACGAGGTGAGCAATCAGGTCGACGTCAAGCGTCTAACTTAAACCAAGCGATTGTACAAGCGATGTTCTTACAAGGTTCATTGTTCTACAGTTCATCAGCGACGAGCGGTTATCCGTTTATTGCTGAAGGTCAGGCCATATTGAATGAGCGACAAGGTTACGAAAGTGATCGTTATTTCATGATGAATGACCGTGATACGCTGACCTTTTCTAGTGACTTGGCTGCACGTCAAACACTACAAGGTCGACCAGAAGAGGCTTGGGCAAAGGGTCAGATTGGTCAGAATGTAGCGGGATTTGATGTATATACCGGTTCTTTCTTGCCTAATCTAGTTGGTGGTGCAAGTCCTGACACAACCGTAACAGGCGATCAATCATTTGCGCCAGAAGGTGGTGCAGTGAACTCGACTACAAAGGTAGTGACTAACATCGATTATCGTGAAGCAGTTATTCCGGTAGCAGCTTCGGCAACTTACAACGTCGGCGATAAGATTAAGTTCACTAACCCAGGTGGCGATGTAATTGCGGTAGGTCTAGATGATAAGACTGATACTGGCCAGGCTATGACTTTTACAATCATTGCCAAACCAACCGGTACAAGCATTACCGTCTTCCCTAAGCCGATTGCGGCAGATGATCCAGGACTTACAGTTGCGGAGCTGGCTTACGCTAACATCGATACTCAGATTTTAAATACTGCAGTTGTTGAACGTTTAAATACCGATGCAACTAATAAAGTTAATTTATTCTGGGATATGGATGCGGTTGAAGTGCTGGGCGGAAACATTCCTGCTGAATTGTTCAAGCAATTTGATGGAATGAAAGTGGTATCAACTACTATGTCAAACGGCCAGCAAATGTACATTCTTTATGATGGTGATATTGCGACCCTTAACTTTAGGTTCCGTATATTCACTTGGTTTGGAGTAACAATTGCTGATCCACGACGTGTCGGCGTAGCATTAACTGCATAATGCGAAACCAGGTTAACAAGTAAGCAGAAATAAGAACCCTCTTTGTTGAGGGTTTTTATGTTAAACTAACTAAAAATTAGGAAATAATTATGTCAGTCATACTATATCGTGATGGTGAACGAGTTTTAGTACCACCACAGACCCTTGATGCACACTTAGGTAATGGGTATTTTTTAACGCGTGAAGAGTCCTTATGTGAAGAAGTTTCTACCGAAGAGGAATCTGAGGAAGTTCAAGAAGTTACCGCAGCTACCGAAGTTGAAGAACCTAAGGTTGAACTTGACAATGATGAAGATGAGTTATCCGATGATGATATTCGTCTAACGGCTAAAAACCTTAGTATCCCCAATTGGCATAATATGGGCATCGAAAAGCTAAAAGCTAAAATTGAGATAAAACAAAATGGCGATAGCAAGTAAAGCTGAACTTATTAACAACGCTTATTCTCATATCAGGATAAGTGGTATTACTGTTGATGCATCTGGTGATGAAAAAGCAAGGGCTTTGACTATCCTTGAAGAAATGGCGGCCGAATTTGAAGGTCGTAACATTTGCATGGAATACATTTTTGAAGAGTTGCCCGATCCCTCCAGTAGCTCAGGTATTGACATAAAATTCAATTACATGATGGCTACTAATTTGGCCATGCGGCTGATCCCAGACTTTGGTAAAAAATCATCTAATAACGATTCACTTATATTATTACGCAAACAGGCAGTTAGCGCCTTATCCACAGCAAGCGGAGCAGTCGCCGTAGTTAACGAGATGGTTTACCCTAGACGTATGGCTCGAGGTAGTGGAAACACGTTCAGATGGAACCATTTAAGGCGCTTCACGCACGAAAGCAAGCCTGCACCTATATCATGCGATACAGTCCAAATGCCTCTTAACACGGTTGAGAAAGTAACTGAGTCTTGGTTAGATGAGCTAGAAGAATTAGAGATAATAACCAGTGTAATCGTCACCTTTACCGATGGTTTGAGACAAATTGTAGCGCCGGTCATTAGTTCAGATGGGAAAGAAGTTTCGTTTACAGTTTTATCTCAAGTTACGGGAGCGCAATTCGCAACCATACAAATAATTACTGATTTATCAACACCTTTCAATAAAGACGTCCGTATTGTTAATTTTAATATTTTACCTAACAATACGATATAATAGTGTTACAATGCGTGCAGGGGTTGACGGAACCCCGAGTCGTTGACGTCGACGCAACAATTTTCCGTCATAACCGTAGAAATTCCGCCATGTACTCCGTCGCTCAAGGATGAGCTCTATCCCAAGGAGATTACATGCCGTTTGCACAATTCAAGCTAGAAATCGCAACCGCTCAATCACGCGGAATATTCAATCAATACGTCTACGAAACAAGCGATACCATTGCAGAAACTCAGGTGGTCGGTTATTTTGCGCAAAGTCGCTTTGTATCCCAAGATCCTGATAATTGGTTTGGCTCACTTGTATCATGCAAGTGCTCCGATGGTTTGTGGAATGGAGAAATTCAAAGTGATGGGACGGCACTGCAAAATACTACAGATATTCCAGCGCCTTCAAATGTGGTTTATGTTACAGATGAAAGTAATTTTGGCACTGTTACAGCAGGTGTTAAAATTGATGTCATAGGAGATACTACTTTTGTTTTACAAAAACCTGTCACTCAGACTTTGCCTTTTATTCATCCAACTGGCAAGGCGTTCCAGCTATTAACCACTAATAGAACTATTAATACATTAACATATACAGGTGGTGCGATAGGTGCACAATTCCAAGGAACAAATGTAAATTTTTCTGCCCTTGACGTTGTTTTTAATGGTAATGAGAATGCTACAGCGTTTGATATTACTGGTGGAATTCTTTCACTTAAATTCCCAGACTTTAAGCGCTATAGTAGCATGGGAACATTGACGGGCCTTACAGATTTATTTAGTCCTGGTGTATTGTATGAAGTAATAGATAATGGTTTTACTTTGGTCGATTGTTTATCACATACTTTCCAAGGTTGTTTAGTACTAGCTTTAGACGGTAATACTCTAACTTTCTTTGATATTTCTGGAGCTGGCGCAGGCAATGTTCAAATAGTTGATAACCTCTATAATAATGATGCATTTGGGTCTTTTGTACATATCGATTCTACTTTTCCTACAACTAAAGCAGCATTAATGGCTAGGAATTTAATAGACACGCCTGCAAACTTTTTAGATGGTACATCGATTACTGAAAAAGATTTAAGAATGGAGGTTGATGGCAATAAAGGTGTTAAGAATAGCGTTAAACTTGGTGAATGGGATATTGCCGGAAGTTCAGCGCTTACAACAATAGCATCACCAGATACCTTTCAAGATATAAATGTAACAGGTTCTAGTGCAGGCGCATTAATCGAAAGATTCACTTATTCTAATACTGTAACAGGTGAATTAACATATATTGGTAGCGAAGCGTTTGACCCAACAATTATCGTAGGAATAGGTGGACTTAAATCTGGAGCAACTGCAAAATATACTTTCACTATTGCAGTTAACGGAATTATTCCTGCAGGTGCTCCAATTGCGTCATTTGAGATAAAAACAGCATTATCAGCAAAGATGATACTTGGAACTGTCTCGTTAGTTACAGGAGACAAAGTTAAAATACAAGTAAAGGGTGTGAGTACTAGTGATAATCTAACTATTGAAGAAGTATCATTTGTCACAAGATAATTCAGTAAAATTAAGAAAATGAAACGAAAGAGATAATACGGTATAATCGGTCTATATAAACATATAGGCTGATTATATGGAACTTCCAATCCCAATCGGGTTAGGCGATGAACACGGGTCAGAAACTGATTACCGTGACCAGTTGCCTATTAATTACACTTTAGTTGAGCGCAAGATTAAAGGCGCAAAAGGATATCTCTTATCTCATCCCGGCATTACTGCTTTTGGTACTGGTGTCGGTATTGACCGTGGGGGGATTTACAACGAGCGTCAACGAAATCACTTAAGAATATCAGGTGAAGCTTTAATATTGGTTGACACTGATGGCGCAACAACCACATTAGGTGTTATTTCAGGTTCTGAACAAGCTATTCTACCTTACTCATTTACCACGCAAGGAATCATTGCTGATACTCGTTTCTGGCTATTTGATGGAACTATATTACAAGAAGTTGTCGATCCAAACCTTGGATCTCCAATAGATTGTGTATGGATTAACGGAGTTTATTTTCTTACAGATGGTGAAACGGTTTACCATACTAGAGCAGATTCTGAATTCGCTATCGACCCACTCACTTTTGCTACTGCCGAATTCTCCCCCGATAGAACATGGGGGCTACTCAAGAACATACAAAATCAAGTCGTTGTGCTTAATCGATATTCAGCCGAATGGTTTCGTGATACTGGATCATCAATTGCAGGTAGGTTCCGTTTTGAGCGGATCAGGGGTAAATCAGTTAAAGTCGGAATTGTTGGTACAAACTGCAAAGCTGAATTAGATGGTCGCATATTTATACTAGGCGGTCGTAAAGAAGAGAGTCCGAGTATCCATGTATTAACAAGTGGTCGCGAAGAAACTGTAGCCTCCCGTGAAATCGATAAAATTTTAGCAACTTATACAGAAAGCGAGTTACGCCAAGCGGTGCTTGAAGCGAGAGTTGAAGAAAGGGAAAAATATCTATACGTTAGATTATTGCGTGACACACTATTATTTGATTTAACAATATTCCAAAAATTCGGCATTGAACGTGCATGGACTATCGTTAAATCTAGTGTTACGGGTGATACGCCCTGGCGTGGTAGGAATGGTGTATTTGACCCAAGAGCGGCTAAATGGATTTACGGCGATGATATAGATGGTAGGCTTGGATTTCTAGATAACACAACTAATAATCAATATGGCGACCAATCAGAAAATATATTTTTCACTAATATAGTCAATATCGAGTCATCTAGTATTAATGAACTGGAGCTTGATACGATACCCGGGTTTTCATCTGGTGAAGTCACAGTATTTGTGTCCTTATCTTACAATGGTGTAACTTATGGTAAGGAACATGCAGTCACTGAGAGCGATCAATTTGAATACGACAAGCGTTTTATCGCTAGGCGGTTAGGCTATGTTGATAAATTATTTAATTTTAAGTTCCGGGTTGTTTCGCCTCACCAGACCGCTTTTTCTAAGTTGATGATTGACCATGATTGAAACATTACAAACAATACAGGATTACCAGGCAGCCGCAGAAGCGCACCCTAAATGGTCGGAAAACGCCATAGAAGACTACCAAGGATTAAAAGACGACGTTAATAGAATACTTGATACCATTAACAACGGTGGTCTATCCCCTCAAAGCGGTACCGGTAGTCCAGAAGGTATTGTATTCGCTAACTTTAGCCTACTTTATGTTGACACGGCGGTTCCGACACTTTATTTCAATCCAATATTTAATGCTCAGACCGGATGGGTGGCTTTCCCATGAGTTATTTTGTCGTTGGTCTACCAAGAAGCAGAACAGCATGGTTGTCGGTATTTCTTTCTCAGTCTGGTAGGTTCTGCCATCATGAAGGTTTAAACGGCTGTCGCTCTCTCGATGAATACTCAAATAAACTAAATAATGGCGGAGATAGTTCCACTGGCCTCATGATGATTAAATTAAACAAACTATTCCCTGATTCACCTGTTGTAATTATTGAAAAAAATCATGAGCAAGTTAAAAGATGTATTAAGTGGTGTGATGATACTTATGGTGGAGATAGTCGTGATTATATTTATCAACTTAATGAGCAAATGAAAGAAATTAAAGGTCTGCGAATTAATCAATCAGATATCAATGATCGTCTTCATGAAATTTGGCGATATCTAATTGATATGCCATGGAAAGAAACATACACCATACTAAAAGATTTTAATATTCAATCTGATCCTTTTAATATTGATGCCAAAGCCGCTAAGGAACTGTTTAATGGACTCATTCAATAAAATATATTCAGGTCTTGATATAGGTCCTGCGAAAATAGAACTGGAAGAAAATGCGCATCTATTCGGAGAATTTAACGCCCGAAAAGAAGCCGGTCCAGTTCATGCCGACATGGACGATATCTGGTTGAGATATGGAGATTTAACAGAAATGCTAGAAACCGGCAATTTTTCAAAAATAGCTGAAGAGCATGATGCTGTCTGGCTCAAAAATTTACCATCATTAAAACGATTATGCTTTGATGTGATGGCCTTAGTTGATGGTGAAAGGTTAGGCGGTGTATTAATTACTAGGCTTCCACCTGGCGGGAAAATACAACCACATCGAGATTCTGGATGGCATGCTGAATACTATGATAAATACTACGTCCCAATCAAAAACAAGCGGGGTGCAATATTTGGATTCGATTGTGGTATCATAGAGCCAGACTGCGGTGATGTGTGGGCGTTTGATAACGCCTACATGCATTGGGTGGAAAATAACTCAAAAGAGGATCGTATAGCAATGATTATTTGCATTAAACAATCTAAACTGGATAAGTCAGGCTTTATGCTTGGCGAATTGGTGTAACCGGTGCCTTGGGGTTACGTTGCGGCCGCAGGAATAGGGTATCTGGGATCAAGAGAGGCTTCTAGTGGTGCAGAGTCGGCGGCAAGAACAGCGGCCGGTGCAGAGTCGGACGCACTAGCATATCAGCGAGAAGTTGAAGCATTGCCACTTGAAATCAGGAACGAGTTTCTACCTATGCTCGCTGATTATTATCGGGGTGGTGAAGGTCAACAAGCCTTAATTGAAGATGTTCAGTCAAGCCCGTTTTACGGTCAAATGATACGATCCGGCCAAGAAGGTGTACTTGCTCAAGCTGGTGAGAGAGGACTAACACGTTCAGGTAATACCACGCAGGATTTAAACCAATCAAATCAAGCGGTTCTTCAAAATTTAGTTAATCAACGATTAATGGGGATCTCTGGCTTATCACAACAACCTCTGAATACCAATGCTATTGCCCAAACTATGACAGGTATTGGACAAACATTAGGTGCTGGTCAAATTGCTTCAGGGCAAGCTCAACAGGCTGGGTATGGTAATTTACTCAGCATACTAAATACTGGTATTGAACGAGACTGGGGATAATATGCCTAATCAATTTTCTATAAACCCACTGGGTGGCTATGATCCAGGTGAAGGGCTTAGTCAGGCTTTAGCAGGTCGTGACGTTCGCCGAGAAAAAATGGAACTGGCGGCACAGCGTCAAAAAATACAGGATGCAATGGCTGGCGCTGCTACTGGAGACCCTGATGCCATCGACAATCTTTTTGCTATTAATCCCGATTTAGCCTCTAAATATGAACAACGGTTATTTGAGCGACAAAAACGCGAAGGTACGTCGGCAAATCAAGCTAAAGTTCAAGCAGAACTTGCTTGGGCTCAAAAATATAAACGTGCCATTGATAGTGGTGATGAATTGTCAGCTTCTGATTTAGTCGTTGAGGCAGAGGCTGACCCACTAATTGATTTTGACTCTACCATGATGGGTAAAGACTTAAGGCAGGATCAGTTAGTTATCAACACCATGCTTTACAAAGGTATGGGCAAAGATGCTTACAAAGAGCTTGTTGGTGGTGTTGGAGTTAGAGCAGGAGCCAATATAGGCGCAGCTAGTCCAAAAGACTTCACTGTTGAATCTATGGCTAAGTATGAAGAAACAGGTAATATCGGAGACTTAACGCGATATTCACCAAAGACAGTAAAGGTAGCAGGAGTTGAACACCAGTTAAATCCCGAAACCCAAAAATGGGAGCCTATTGTAGATGCTGCCTCTGAAAATTTAAGCATCCAAACTAGAGCGTTAGCAGATATTGCCGCAGATAAAAAATCTAGGAATGATTTCGCTGTTAGCAAAACAAAATGGAGAACTGGAAAGCCTAAGTTTAAAGCTAAAATTAGTTCAGCAAGAGCAAGCCAAGGCATATTAAGGGCAACAGCAGATCAGATTAAAAGCAGAATAAGCTCTTTAACTACAAAATACGGTGCATCTTTATCAGGTATTCCAGGCGCAGAATCTAGAACATTGAAGAAACAGCTTGATACATTAAGGGCGCATTCAGCGTTTAGTACATTAACAGACTTAAAAGCAAGCGGTGGCACTCTTGGCGCAATCAGTGAAGCGGAATTGGTATTGCTTGAATCAAAGCTGGGCGCTCTAGATCAGGCTGGTGATCCTGCTGAGCTAGCAAGAGTAATAGATCAAATAGTCAACTCTAACCTTTCTACTATTGATAGGCTTGAGAAGGAATTTGAGGATACCAACTTAATGTATAGCAAAGGGTTTGATGATATCCCTGCGATAGCAACACCTCAACAAGTCCCTGCTCAGCAAGTACAACCAAAAATCATTAACTGGGCTGACTTATAATGGATGTGACTCTCCCTAACGGACAAGTAATTAAAGGTGTTCCAGAAGGCACACCCAAAGACGTAATAATGCAGAAAGCTATATCTGCGGGACTAGCTAAAGAATCAGACTTTACAGCGCAACAGCCTCAACAACAGTTGCAACCTCAGCAGACAGAAACTACCATTGGCGAAGATATCGTTGGCGGTCTAGAAACTGCTGCATCTTTTGTTAGTGGCGCAGTTGCCGAACCTGTTGCTGGTGTTGCTGGAATTGCTCAATCTCTAAATCCTTTTGCTGAGGAAGGTGCGGGTGCTAGAGCGGTTGAAGCAACTAGAGAAGCTTTAACTTATCAGCCAGAAACAGAGGCAGGAATACAGCAACAACAAGCTATAGGTGAGGCTTTAGCTCCTGTTGGCGAGGCTTTATCTTCTGCTGAAGCGTTTTTAGGTGAATCCGTACTTGATTTAACTGGAAGTCCTGCTCTAGCCACAATAGCTCATACCCTACCAACTGCAGCATTAGAGCTGTTAGGAATAAAGGGAGCAAAGCGAATTTCTGGCGCACCAAAACCACTAACTAAAAAAATGGTTGAGCAGTCAATATTAGAATCAGCTCCAGAAGTTGAAGCAATAAAAAGTGCATCAAGGGCTATCTACAAAGAGATTGATGAGTCTGGCGTAACTATAAAGCCAAAATCAATAGATAAACTCGTTAATAAAATCGACGCAGAAACAAGGAAAAAAGGTTTAGATCCAAGAGTAACTGTTCAAGCTTCAGGAGCAATGCAAGCTTTAAGAGATATAAAAGGAACTGCTCAGCCAATAACAGAGCTTGATATTCAAAGGAATATAGCTCAAAAAGTAGCTGGTAGCGCTGATGCAGGCGAAGCTATGCTTGGTAATATGATGATTGATGAAATTGATAGTTTCATGGACCAAATGTCAAGAAAAGATTTATTAAAAGGTGACGCTTCAACAGGTAAAAAATATGATGCCGCTCGTAAGTTGTGGGGAAGAGCTAAAAGGTCAGAAATGATTAACGAAGCTATAACCAAAGGTGAAGCAAGAGCTGCAGGAGCGGAAGCAGGAATAAGAAACGAATTAAACAACCTATTAAACAACAAAAAGAAATCTAAATTCATTCCTGAATCTGAAAAGCAGATAATGAGGGATTTAGTAAAAGGTGATTTCAAGCAAAATATGACTCGGTTGATAGGTAAAACCGGAATATCAATCGATAGATCGCCTGGTTTTTTTCAGGCTATGATGGCCAGCGGCAGCGCTGGATTAGGTGGTTTGATGGGGCTTGGTTCTGGCGGTATAATCATTCCAGCTATCGGATCAGTATCAAAGCAAGTAGCACAAAAGCTTACTAGAAATAAAGCTAAGTTTGTCGACTCAATGACGAGGGCTGGAACTGATGCAAATAAAATAGCTAAGGCTTATTTAACCTCAGTTCCAAAAGCAAAAAGAAGTGTTGAGGATTTAGCCGACTTACTATCTGACCCGCAAATTAATTTAAATGAGCTAGAAATGATAGCAAACAAAACATTTCAAGATGCTGTTGATCTAGCCAAAGGTCGTAGAGCTATAAATCTAGCTGCTGGCGCTTTATCTGGTGAAGCTGGACAAGCTGTTAAAACAGACCAGCAACAAAATATGAGAGAATAAATATAAGCACAAAACAAATAGTACGAAGTGATTTATCAATAGATTTTAATATAACTTTATTGTCTGTCATGATAGAAAACCTTAAAGTGTTACAATGAACTTAATGTTAACACGAAATTAGAACAAGTAAGACTAAGCCATAAATCAAATCAAGAGGCGACAGAATGACCCAGATAGCCAATCCATTTCAGTATATTGCTGATCCTACCAAAGGTCGGCCGGTATTTAATGCCAAAATGTTTTTTGGTTTGCCTGATACCGATCCAACCATTGCAGCCAATCAAAAGCTTGTTCGAGGCATACAAGAAAACGGTGACGTTGTTAGTTTGCCTCAACCTGTTGCGACTGGTTCCGGTGGCGTTCCTGAATTTCAAGGTAGTCCAGTTATACTTGATGTTGACGGAGATTATTCTTTTACCGTATTAGATAGATTCGACGGTCAGGTTTATCAAGTTCCTAGAGTTGAAAACATTGCAGAAGGTAGTGAAGGGTTTAGCGGTGTTGTTGCAGTTGACCTAATCACCTTAACTGCAGGACAAACCACCGTAGTTTTACCTAGTCTTGGTGCAAATGAGTCGGTTTTTTATCTGCAAACAAATATTGGCGATCAAGGTTTTTTGAAAAAAGACACTGATTATACTGTTACCAACTCTAGCACAATTGAATTAACTCAGTCTTATAATGCTGGGGATATTATTGTTGCCCGTCAAAATGACCCAACAGGTCAATTGATACCGGTAGTTGTAGGTGCCGCGTCACTATTAGTCTTTCCAGATTTAGCGACAGCCGCTAGCTCCGCCGCTGCAGGGGAATTAACGGTAAGCGATACTGTTACTCTGAATGGCAATGCATCAGAGGGTGATGGATTAGGCGGTGACAAATATAAAGTTATTGTGACTGCAGAAACTAATGATGGCGTTAACTTTTTAGATCTTAACGGCACCCTACAGCTTGAGCTTCAAAACAATTTATATCGTTTTCAGAACTATTCCGAAAAAATTGATACGGCTCAGGTAGCATCTGGTGTCATGACTCTTAACTTGAATAGCGGGGTTATTCAAATAGTAACGCTTACGGTAAGTATATCCGATGTTGTTTTTGTTAATTTTAATCCTGATTCAACTTATGCCAGTACTGTTACGCTTAGGGTGACGCAAGACGGTGTAGGGGGTCACGGAATTACGTGGCCTGCATTAATAAAATGGGCTGGCGGTAGTGCGCCGACTGTATCCGCCGGGATAGGCGCCGTCGATGAATATATTTTTACCACTTACGACGCCGGAGTTACTTGGTCTGGTAAGACAGCGGGCCAGAATTTTAGCTAGGGGGTAGATATGTTAGGTGCATCAAAAGCTATATCCGCTTCCATTGCGGTGCAAACTTACGGAGTTTTTATTACTCCAGGGGTATTGTTTGTAAATTCACCACCAGGAAGCGCGACTACTGGGTTGGCTACTGCAAACGTTACTGGTGAGGTTGGCCCGGTAACGTTTTTATGGGAGAGAGTAAGTGGGGATAGTCAAATATCGATAGATAGCCCGACAAGTTCTTCGACTACATTTAGCGCAAGCGGAAACCTTGGTAAAGAATTTTTTGCTACTTTTAGAGTAACTGTTACTGATACCGGTAACGCGGATTTAGAAACAACAGATACTATTACCGTTAGTTTTATTTTTGGAAATGCTTGAGTAATTAATTATGAAAAAATTTAACACAACCGTGGAATTTATTGCAAGCCATGTAAAGGCATCTGGTTATACCGCTAACGAAGAAATAATCAAGATGTTAGGTTATTCGACTATCGGCGCTGTAGGTGGGGCCAAGTGGAAACCCACAGGCAATGTCATAGCAGTAAGTCAAGACCCTTTGGCATTAAATGATGTTAAGTTGTCGGATGCTTCTGGAAATGAGTTTGAATTAGTTTTGGAAGAGGCGGGAATCATTGACCTTAATGTTTTGGGTGGAACGTCGGCCGCATTTGTTAATATCGCTACGGCTGCAGGTCTTATTTTTTCTCAAGGTTTATCGCCGGTAGTTGCTCAAAACGATGTTGTAAATATCGACACCGTTACCACCATAAAAAATAGAGCTGGAGTTAGTGTTGGGGAGGCCTTTATGGTCGAGGAGAGATCCTCTGGTGTATTTGATTCTGTTGTAACTGGCACAACCCCAAACGTAGACTTGCCTGATGAAAGGAAAATCATACAAAGTACAGAGGATCCACTAATCAGCTTTGTTTTGAGAGACAGCGATATCCTACTCGATGTTCCAACATGGGGGATCAAAAGCGATAACTCAGATGAAGGCTTGTCCATACAAGCAGCTTGCGATTTCAGTTATGACAATATAGGTGAGTTATTTTTCCCGTTTGGACAAAATTCTATGGGCGATTCAACTTTAGAATTTCCACCTTCAACCACTACAGAATTTAGAGGTGATGCTTTTAAACTGATAGGTCAAGGTGCTGCTAATGCTTTTGTAACAGCGGCACACCCTTTAACATCAGAAATAACAAATACCTCCACATCAAAGCCGGTTATCCATTATGTTAATAGGTTAGGGTTTGTTAATACTGGCGGAGCATTCCATATGGAAGGTTTGCGGGTTGAAGCTAATAATACAGTCCAGGCTATTTTATTTGATCAAATAGGTGAATATGCTAAATTTACCAGAATGGAGATAAATCAAGCTGGTATCGGTGACGGTTTAACTATTGAGTATTTTCTAAAGGGTAATATTGAAGCTTCCAATATCTTAAATGTAGATGCTTTCAGCTTCAACGTACCAAGAACTGGCGCAGCTATAAGAATTAAGGCTGGTGACGGTGGCGGCATACCAACAATTAAAAAAATTACAGGTAGAGGGTTCAATACCGCATTTATTCTTGGTGAGAACGCTACAACCACAGACAATATGTCTGGTTTAAAACTTGAGCAGGTTGAATCTAGTGTGGTTAAAGTTGGAATAGATCTAAGGCTAAACACTTTAAAGCCAACCCTTGATACCTGTTATTTTGAGGGTATTGAAGAGACTCATATTATTGATAATGGTACGGCATCTGATATTCACGGAGGTAATCACTTTTTTAATGCTTTAGCGGAACATGGCGTAACTTACTACAAGTCAACATTAGGAACTAAAGGTAACAGCCTCCATCACAGTTATTTAGAGTGTAATCGACCAAATGATACATTGGCCGACATTAGTTTTGATGAGCATAAAAGCTTTCATCATAATACATTGTTATTCTCTGGTATTGAAAGTACAGGATTAACAGCGATAAAAGTAAGGGGTATATTTCCTAAAGTTGATATCTCCAGTACCGCATTTTCACCGCGCGGAGCATGGGTGGGGGGTGCAGCAGGAAAGCACAACGGACCAGTAAGCACAACTGTATTAACTGACCCGCTGGCTAATTATGTTGTCAACGGCTTAGTAGGATTAAGACTGCTTAATTTCACAAAAAATATTGATAGCATAATACTTAGCAATACAGCAACAACAATTACCACAAGTCTTTTAGGGGCCGGTTTATCGCATGATGTTGGTGATGTTTACACTTTGTCTGTATCGTCATTAAACGGTATTCATTCTGGTGTACCTAGTGCTAACGTGTTGACCGCATCAACCGCTTCTTTTGTTGTAAATGGTCTGGTAGGAATGACTCTTACCAACGGAGAGAATAACGAAACAACCATTGTTACATCAAATACAGCAACAACCATTACGGGCCTATTATCTAACGGGGGCGTGTGGGCTGCTGGCAATATTTATATCTTAGGATTTGCAAATAGTAGAGGCGCACATGATGGGGCTGGTAGCGCAGCATTCTTAACGGATTTATTAGCTACTTTTGGCCCTGATAGCCTTGAAGGCTTGGTTATAACAAATGAAACTGATAGCTCATCAGGAACGATAACAACAAATACTCAAACAACTGTAATAGCCACCCTCTCTGGTGGAACTAATAATAATTGGCAAGTTGGGGATATATATACCATAAACGACCCGACCGTAAAAATTCGAGACATGAGTACGGGCGGTGTAATCACTGGAACTACAGAGGCGCAAAACGGCCCTGATTTTTCATGCCCTATGACACATGGTGCATACACTTTAATATCAGGTCAGATTGCATTGACAGAGGCTCACGTAGCAGGTAACACGTTAACCATACCGGATGACGTTAATTTCTTTTTGTTTACGCCGACTATAGCCGTTTCTATTAATGTTATTAGAGCTAAGAACCCGAACAATCAACCTGTTTACTTTGATTGCACAAATACATTAGTAACCTTTACTAATAGCTCATTTGTTAAGCTTGATGGCGGAACCACTTATACTGGTCTTGGGATGATATCGCATATGTTAACTAAGATTGGAGTTAATCATTTTTCAAAAGAAAACCATAGAATGGCGGTTGTTTAATTAAGGCGGAAAATCATGAAATCAAAACTATTAACACCAGATAGCAAATTATCGAAATTAGATTTATTGGAAATACTTAACTCAGAAGGAATAGAGGAGTGTATACAAGCCATAAGGTATCTGGATTTCGAAAAATACAATACGCTCATTAAAGGTTTAGGTTCATTGCTTAAAGAGCTGGCTGAAGGAGTTGCGCACATTTGCGAAGATTCGGATGAAATAGTCAATGATGTATTGGCTAACTTAGAATCATGCACTACTGAAATTGAATGTAAAGCGAGAGAAGCCGCAGGAAATGCACACGCTAAAGGTTGTTGCATTGAATCTTGCGCCGCATCTACGGTTATTTCGGCTGTAGCTGGTTTCTTTTCTAGCCCTCACAATAAGCCAATATATGCTATTGACGCTTGTAATGCTGCTGCTTTAGCTCATCCTGACGGATGGGGATATGTTGTTGAAAGTTTTCTTAAAGTATTTGAAAGTTAAATAAGTTCATTTATTATATCCTTTAATTTATCTTTGTAATATTTCTCAATAGCCCTGTAATCATCAGATGTCCTTTTTACAGTTCCGCCTTTTAAGTTCAATAGGCGGTTAACTCTTTCAATCCCTATTTTTTTAATTAACCTCTCTTTATATTCCCCCGAATCACCGCCTTTGAAGTAATTACACTGTAATTTTTGTCCGTTAATATTATCTTCATCATATCGAATCTTAGGATTGTTTCCTGACTCAAGAAAATGACCCGCTTGAAAGTCTTCACCTAAAGGTTCTCCACAACATGCACAGCCTTTTCCTGAGTCTCTAGCTCTGATGTAATTATGGCAAGCTGTTTTTGCTGCCTCTTTTCGAGTCTTGAGATTGTTTTTCTTCGCTTTGTTAATAGCTTTACGTTCTGACTGTTCAATTTTCTTCCTTCCTTTGGATTGATTCTCTATAGCCCAAGAAACAGCGTGATCTTTATTGCAGTAAGCACTTAAACCCAGGATAAACATAGTTTCACGAATCTTGCTTTTTTCGCAATATTTACATTTTCTTTTAGCCACGAATTTCACGCCTCTTGTATTCCGTACACTTTACAATTGTCGCTACACCAGCATAAGTATAAACAGGCTTCATTTCTTCAAAGTTTAACTTGCAAACTTTACCTATATTGACACAGCGAGAGCATTGGTATTGATGAGGGTGAAATGGTAAATCAACTAACATCATTTAGATCCGACTTAGCGCCACAGGCAGGACATAAAATATGATCTACACAAACAAAATAAATTATTCTCACAATTACATGACCAAGCGACATCATCGGGTGCAAATTCCCCAATGAACTCACCTTTCATCAATCCGCATTCAGGACACTCCAGCCCGCAATTTATATCAATAGGTGACACGGCAACCCATTTATGCTTGCATGATAAACATTTTGCCTCACCAGATAAGTGCGGCCTTCTATCGTCTAAATTTATAATATCGCTCATCTAAAACCTTTATATGTTGGCGTAGGCACATATTGCCCTTGTAACCCCATAAAATTAATACAATCATCGATATACCGGCTCATTTCGTCTATCTTCATTTTAGCAATAGACGCTCTAACCTCAAAAACTTCATCCATAACGGTCATGACACGTGGTATAGCGCACTTTTCTTTTAACCATATGTCAGCATCATCTTTCACCAGTCCCTGCCAACACATGCATACAGGGACGATTGCAGACCAATAATAACCAAGCTGCTCAGAAGTTTTGTTTTCCTTGTATTGCTCAATCGTTATTTTATATTCTTTTTTCTCATCAATAATTAAGCTCGAGATAAAATCAATCACTCGAGTCTTTTGGTTTTGGGTGTAGTCGCCGAAGCGTATTAGCTGTGTAAACTTACTCATCACTCACCTCTATTAGTCGCTCTAAATCTCTACAAACATTTGCATAAATACAGTTAACAGTCGGATCCCCACTACCAATATTTATGAGAGTATAATAACCGTCTATTAGCTCTTGAATCTTAGCGTCTCGAGCGTCAACCCCGCAATCATATCCTAATAAGTACTCTGCTGTTAGATTGTGCTTATTCACTGTTTACTCCTTAATAATTCATATTTGGAAAATAACAAAAACCGCCTACGCTCATTGTGCAAATAAACTGTTTAACATATGGCCCAAGATAAACTAAACAATGACCTGAGCGCGGCGATTCGCATATTTTACCCGTGGTACCATCAATAAATTTTACTCTTTTATCTAAATATCCAGTTAAATAAGGCCTCAATGGTCTAAACCAGGCGTTTGTTGCTCCTTCTTTGAGTAAAAAAATAGCTGAATTAATGTTATCGTTTTCATATTCATCGACTACCTTCTCACAAAATTGACCAACTTTTGGCGTACTATATGGTGGATTACAGAACACGTTTCCATACCAATCTTGTTTTAAACCATCGTCTGACTCATCATAGTATTCTGATGCTCTTACTATTTTGTTAGCCGCGGGGCAACTGGCGGGATCTAAATCTATGGTACCACCGAAAACAGCCTTTACCCGGTCGATGATTTCTACCGGCGTATACCACTGATCAGTAAGATTATCCGTTTCTAAGTCGGGGTTATAATCAAACTCTGATGATAAACTCAATTGGTCCTTCATAGCTGAAACCCTGTTGTACCGCTGTGAAAGGTTTGGCGATCAAAGCTTGATATTATAACTTCTTCTGGTCTTTCATCAGAATAATCATTGATCAATTTAATTAAACACTCAATACCCTCAATAGCTTTTAGGTTTGATTCTTGTTTATTAACAAAACCTTTAATTTTTTCACCTAAGATGATCTCAAAGAAATTTTCATTTTTAGCAGAAATTCGGTCCTTTTGCGTTTTAAGGTCTCTCTCTCTTTTATTAAGTTGGGTGTTTTCCTTTCTGATCTGGTTTATTTGCATCGTTAGATTTCCAGCGATATTTTCAATAATATTGCCTTGAAAGTTTCTATTATCGATAATCGCCGCAAATACTTGAAGCAATGCATTGTCAGGATTTCGATTATTACTTTCAGACTCACCGGTTTTATCATAGTGATCACGCTTTTCATCATTACTCAAAACCATATAAGCTTTTTGAATGACCTTGAACTCTTCAGTGTCGCCACCTTTGTCGGGATGATGTTTAGTTGAGAGTTTTTTAAAAGCCTGTTTTATTTCTTTCTTGGTGGCGGTTATTGCTACGCCTAGTTTTTCATATAAGTTCATTTTTTCATACCCTCCAATATTGCTTGCTCACGAATCAGCTTTATTACCATTTTAGTACAATCAAGAAAGCTAGTTGAGAATGTTTCGGTATATATCCCCCTGAAAGGAACTACAAAATCCTCTAGAGTTACTTTTATAAATTGCTCAATTCGGCTATTTTTAGTTGTTTCTAGTGAAAGGTAGCGAGAAGGCTTTATTTTAAATTGCTGAGTTAGGGCTAACAATCTATTTTCAAAGTTATTGGATATGCCGACTTTTCGGACGCAGCCAAAATCAATTACATAAACGCAAGGTCTAGGTTTTGGCTTTTTAATCTTTGCGAAAGTGTTGTTTTGTATTAATAAAAAATCGGTTGACGTTCTTGTATCTGGTTGAACTTTCATTTTGACACCTCAGTTAATCCTCAGTTTGTGAAATTATCGCGCCTAGATACTGAGGGATCTAAACCTGAGCTAATTACTTCTCAAGCGGCGCATTTACAATATAGTAAATTAAAACTTATTTATCAAGGCTTAATCTATCTTTCTAATGGTTGGTTAAACTTCATCTGAAATTTCGCCAAAATCTTTAGGGTTAACCATTTTATCCTTAATTAATTCTTTCTCGACTAATGTTGCGTAACCAGCTATGTCATGCCAATTATCAACTAGGTTTGGGTCACCATTCAATATTCTGGCGATTTTGCAGAAAATCATATCTAGCGCTTCCCTATGTAGAGGGTGAATTCTTCCATTTTTAGCAAACTCCATATTAGCCTTTAAATTAAAACTGATTGAACAGTAATCGACAAAGCTGCCATATTTACTATCACGATCTTTTATTGTTTCTTCGACGCTCATTTCTCTCTCCAGGTTAATAATTCATTTTGTCTCTAATACTTCCACCACGATTAGTGTCTATGTTTCATGTAAAATTCTAACGCCTTTTCATTGCTCATCTTATCGCTATCAATATTGTGAGCGGCCTCTGCTTTCTCGTGTGCGTCTTCTGACCTATTAGCAATGTCATCAGCTCTCTTTTTGTCTAGCTTCGTACCAGCGGTTAAATCAGGCTTTGCTACGTTATGAGCTGAACCCGAACTACGAACCATGTTTTTGAAAGTAGTAGATGCATTTTCAATACTCTGACCGCCAAACCTCTGCAAGAACATTTTACCAATCGTATCAAGCTGCTTTTGTGAGTAACCTAGTTTGATTAGTGAGGCACTTGTTTTCTTTGCTGGACGCCACTTAAAGTCTATTAGGGTATCCATTACCCAGAATCTCCGTGATTAGCAAACTCACCATGAAGTTCTACTCTTTTTTTTCTTACTATTTTTTCCGCGTCACCTATAGTGATAAATAATCCTAGATATATTAATTTTCCATCTGCTTTAATCTGAGCTTGCCATCTTTTCTCTCTTTTATTCCAATGTACGCCTTTTACGCCGCTAGTATTATTCTTATGTTTGCCGTGGTTTCTCATATTTTCTTTATGAGTTGCAGTCCTAAGGTTTTCTATCTTGTTATCAGATCTAATGCCGTTTATGTGATCAACTTGTTCTGGCAAGTAACCGTGAAAATATAAGAATATTATCCTGTGATTCTGATAAAACTTACCCTTTATCGAGGTCAAAATATAACCTGTATTAAATAAGCATCCAGCTAAATCACCCGTTTTAGCGCTTCCAGCATTCTTTAGCCTAATTAGTTCTCCAGTTTCCGGAACGTAATGAAATAACTCTTTCACTAATTTTTGTGTAATCACTGTATTATCCTAAGTTATTAAGTTAAGGGTTGGTTATTTTTTAGGTATGTCGCACCAAGCTTGAACATATTCAGTATTATATTTACCAAAATTAGAAATATAATCTCGCTTAGAGCTTGGGCCAGGCTCATAAATTTCACATAAAGGAGTAAATATTTGGGCTTTTCTTCGATCCTCATCCTCAAAAATGCCAAGGCAATATCTAAATTCTTCAACTGTAAAATCTTCAGTTCCAACTTTACAACCCATCATATATTGAATGACTCTTATTCTATCTCCAACTTTCATTCTATTCTCCATTTATTTAAGTTAAATTTGTGGCTTCTTCTCCTTTAAAAGCTATCAAGCTAACAGTATTTCTACCGCGGATACTTTCTTGGTGTATAGCATCTCAGCACACCTTTTAAAACATTAAGTTGATTATTCTTAATGAGTCCTTTTATAGAGACTAACTCTCAATGACAAGCCAAGTATCCATGAGTTAGATTTATAATCAACAATCTAGTTGATGCATTTATTATGCTGCTACATTCGATTCATTTGTGCTGAATAAGAATTAATCTTTCTAAGAACTTTAATTAGTATAAAAAGTGAGCCTAAGCAATGTTTGTTCGCGATACTGCTTTGTTTTTAGCCGCCTTTGTCAGTGTTTTTAATACTGAGCATTGCCAAACTTTAACCAGGCACCCACCAAAGGGCTAGGCTCACTTTTTATACTAACTATCTGAGAAAGTGTTTATATGAAAGGAGGTTTGAATTTATATTCCCCACAATCGACTGTTGCCGAACACGGGGATAATGGTCGATATTATGGGATACCACCCCCGATCCAAACCTCACTACATATAAACACTTATTGCTTTGAAGGGTGTCTGATAGTTGGCTGGCTGTGGTAGCTACTCTGGCTACACACTTTACTTGACCACATTTCCAACATTTAACAAGACTCAGACATAAAAAAAGCCCTTAAAGCAAACCTCAGTTCGTATAGCGTTTAGTTACCAATACACTTGTTACAACTAAGGCTCTGAAATTTGCTTTAAAGACTCTTTTTGTGTATTGGATTACTTGGCGCTGTACGATCAGCCCTTAGATCTTATATCACCTCCTTATAATTTGCAAATTCTTTTTCACCTGGAATCATTGTTCCATCCTCAAAGGTGATAATATTGTAGTTAACGAAATAAGATTCTAACCAAATCACACTATTATCCTTTAGCTTTACAGGAAAATATGCGAATCTGGACTCGCCTTTCTTTTGCTTTTCAAGGATAGGTTGCATCTTTTTTAACCTATCTTTAGAGCTCACTTTAATTATCATCGCCTTTCTCCTTAACTATTACCGATTCATCGAAAATACAAAGCCACATGAGACAAAACTCGTTCATTTCTTTCACCGTCATCTCAATGCCAATCACACGCTCGTCATCGGTATACCCAACAGTACATTTATCTTTACTGCCGTTAACTAAAACGGCGCATAAACTACCATTATAAACACCTTCTATACTATCGCCTTTTGTCACATACCCTGACTTTTCGTTTGCGAAATTCCCATCAACCACTTCACCCATCTTACTTATCACCCCCCCTCTGCAAGTTTATTTTTAATTTTACGTAAATCTCCCAAAGTCCAGTACCTATAATTTTCACGTCCTTGACTCTCAAAACCTAAATCTCCGAACCTTTTAACCCTTATTGAACTTATATCATTAGCTCTTATTGATGGCTCAGGTATTAAATTGTCTTTTATTAGGCTGGAAACTGCACATGCAACACCTGTATAATCAAATACTTTTATTATATCTTCAGATCTAAGCATCGTGTGATCTGGCATTCCGTTATAAGGCGTTAAATTAGGCTCTCTCATAATTATTGCTCCCGCTTATGCTCATCCAAATGTACTGAGCGTGGTTTAACTGTCTTTAACTCTTGCATACCATTATCTGAACTTCTGCAATATAACCTATGAGTTTCGCTATTAATTTCATAATCTTTCGTTTTGTGCTCGCTAGCCAGGCATCTTTCAATATTCTTCTTGTGGTGCCTAATTTGTAAAAGAACCACTATTGCAGCTATAACGAGCATCCAAAATAACAACTCAAGTAGAAAGCTTTTCATCTTCAGCAACCATACAGTCGTCAATAAAATCAACCAGCTCAAAATCACGATTTATTAAATAAACACAACCTAAAACAATAAACCCTAAAAGTCCCGCTATAATAAATAAGATGTATATTGCTGTTGATTTTAAGCATTTCATTAGAACTTCTGAACCACCACGTATAAATCTAGCTGCCTAATTGATTTTCTAACCGCGGCACGATTAAGTTCTAATTGCTTTACCTTTTCTTCAAGCTCTAAGGCTTTCAGTAATAATTCGGTATGATCTAGTTTATGTAAATCACTCATCATACATTGCCCTCGATCATCATCGACATAACTGTAACGCCTAATAAATCACAAACCTTATGTAGCTTAGATGTATTTAAGTGCCTCTGACTGCACATAAAGCTAACTGCTTGCTTTGTTACTCCCAACCCATCAGCTAACCATGTTTGGTCTTTATCAGCATCTATAAGCTTCTTTCTAATAGCTTTCCCGTAATGCATTTTGCTTACCTTTTATTAAATGTGTAATTGTATAGTAACGAATAATCTTGCTTGAGTCAAATTATTTGTTGACAATCGGAATCATCAAGAGTAATCTTAATTTCATCGAAACAAACTTAACTAAGAGGAAATAGAAATGGGTGATAGAGCAAATATTTTAGTAACGAGCGACAATGAGACTGTGTGTCTATATACGCACTGGGCTGGAACGGAGTTACCTAAAACGCTGCAAGATGCACTTAAACGTGGTGAATCACGTTTGGATGACTTTCAATACATTACTAGAATCATATTTAATCAGATGACTAAAGGTCGTGAAATGGAGTTAACCGGATTTGGCATAACGTGTGAGGTACACGATAACGAGCACGAACTAATTAAGTTTAATGTTGATGACCAAACAATAGTTATCGGGGAGGCAAAATTCACCGCCAAAGAGTATTTGGAAAAGGTTTTTTCTGAATAGTTAATTCACCAGCACCCATTAACAGAGGATAAGAAATGATAACAATTGGATTTTTTAATTATCTCGATTTCTTATTATTGACGTTATTTAAGCATATTCAGGAAGTAGCGCCTGAATCAAACGTAGATGACAGCCACGACCCACCTAAACTTAGCCAAGGTGTAGTGGCAACGGAGATTAAACCGCACTGGATTTGGACAGTGTATGGATAACCGATAATAGATACGCTACATAGAACCAAGCCCGTAGGTAGAAATGCCACGGGCTTTTGAGGTACAAGCATTAAAACAACAAGGGAATAACAATGTTAAACAAATTCTTGAAAGATTTTCACACTGACGGTCAGGGCTCAATAATGATTAACGAATCACTAGACACTCTAAGAATGACAGTGGATTTAATTAGAGAAGATTCATCAACCGATTACGATTGTATGGTTGAGCAATTACTTGAATCTGATGAAGTTAGAAGTTTCTGCCAATGCTTAGTCAATCAAAGAATAAATGATGCTCTCAAGTGTGTTATTGATGCTGATGATTTGTCGGGGAAAAATTTAACTGAAACAATTGATCGATTATTGAGGGCGGAATAATGAAAGAAAGTCAAAAAGAATTATACAAAATAGTATTCGAGATAATAGTGGTCCTAGGTTGCATTTTAATATTGATGGCTATTAATGATGAGAATTTAGCGTTGTTGGGGTTATAGAATGAGTGATTTAATGAAAAAGGAAGTTGCGATTAATCAAGGGCAGCAACTAGCAAGCCTTATGGAGTTGGCTGTAACTAGCAATGCAGACGTTGATAAACTTAGTAAGCTAATGGATTTACAAGAGCGATGGGAGTCCAAGGAAGCTAAGAAGATGTTTGTTGACTCAATGGGTAGGTTTCAAAGTATTTGTCCACCAGTGTTAAAGCAGAAGTCCGGACATAACTGTAAATACGCAACACTACCAAGTATTCACGCCGTCATTAAAAAGCCTTTACATGAGTGCGGGTTAACCTTTCGATATGAGCAAGAAGTTAAAAACAGTGAAATGACGGTGAAATGCATAGTCACGCATGAGAATGGTCATTCAGAATCAACCAGTATGAGCGCCCCTATGGATGCCAGCGGATCTAAAAATGCAATACAGGCAATCGGGTCATCTAATAGTTATTTGCAGCGATATACCCTTATAGGCGCTTTAGGGATAGTTACTGCCGATCATGATGATGACGGAATGAAGGCTAGCGAAATTAATATTAGAGACTTGCTTGATTTTAATAGACTTATAAGAGATAGATTTGATGAAATATCAGGAATCAAAGAGGCTTTAGCTAATGAAGAATATGATTTGGCTGGTGGATATTGGCAAGATATTCCTAAAGTGGAGACCGACTTGTTATGGAGGGCGCCAACTAAAGGCGGGATATTCACAACTGAAGAGCGTGGAAAAATGGAGAATGCAAGGAAGCACTTTATAAAGAGCGTAAGTTCTGAAGAGTTTGAAAATAGAAATCAGTTTTAATAGGTGCGAGATGACTCAGAATATTCTAACGGTTCGCGAGGTAGCGGCTGTCAAGAATGTGGTGGTCATGGAGTGCGCAGAGACAGCTTTCCATGCCCAGTAAATCCGAAACAAGTTAACTAACGGGAAAAGACCAGGATGAGTGATTTAAAGACTGTTGGAGATTGTTGTAAATACTTGGCGTTACATGGCATTCAAACATCTATGTTAAGCGATCATCTATTTAGCAACGCCAAGAACCTTAAGGTTTTAATAAACAAAACTAAATCCGATGCAGTTGAGCAAGCTAGACTCTCGGTGGTTATTCATTCTCCATCAAGAGAAGGTACTTTTATAGATGGTGCGGACTGGGCGTTTGATGAAATATCAGACCAACTAGAAAATTATGCAAAAGAACTCAAAGGAAAAGACCAAAATGGATAAAGTGGCTTCAAATAGACAGTATCTATCCAATTCTTGTTGTGGGGGTATAGGTAAATTAGGAATATACGTTAACAAAGGCTCTGGAAAGATTTTTTATGCTCGTTGTGATGGTGATACTTCCACAAATAGAATTAAGCCTAAAAAAGTATGGCTTGATAAAGATGGCCTGATTTGCGTTGAAATAGAGCTACCACACCAATATGCAAACAACACAATAGTAAAAGACACTAATGAGTGATTCAAAGAAAGAAATATTAAAGTTGTCTAGTGATATGTACATGCAAGGCGCGATGGATTTCAGAAAGTCATTATTAGAATCTTTAGGACGTTTTCCCGAAAATACGAATGTGGCTGAAATTATCAGTTTTATTGAAAAGTTAGAAGTAGAAACATCTATATAAGGAATTGACTAAAATGAGTGAAACAAGAGAAATGTCATTGAGAGAATTTATTGATTCTAGAGAATTATATGAGTCGCATAGAATTCGAAATGAGCTTAACCATTATGAGCGACAAGAAATTGACGTGAAAAAAATTAAAGAGCTTGAGGATAAATTAGACAGACTTGAATCCGCTTTTGATGAATTGCTTTTTTCTGATGCAGTAGATCAGGGGAACCCTATAACACAAAGACTTTGCGACACTGTAAATAAACTAATGGGAATTGACTAAAAATGGCTAAAATCAATAAAACAATCGAATTAACTCTTAGTCAAGATGAAGAGAGTGTAATTAAAAAGCTCACCGGTAATCTTAACGTTAAAGAGCTTAAGGCGGCTGGATTATCTGAAGATCAAGTTAAGATAGCGCAGTCTATATATAATCTACTTACTTCCGAAGACGAAGAATAAGGAAAAGACACTAATGGAACGTTATGAGCTAAGAATGGGTAAGTACGGCACTTACTACTACGATAGAAAAGAAGACAGGGATCTAACGCTAGATCAAGTCTTAAACCTACTAAACGGGAATTGACATAAAATGAATTTGCGAGACATACAAACCAGCTTACCTTGGACTATTAAATACAGCCAAGACTATCGTTTGAATCCGCAGGCGCATAAAGACTTTGCTCACGCTATAACTCACGCATTAAAGGCGCTGGGTAAATTATCAGAGATAGTAGACGATTTAGACCATAGGAGAGACAGTGAACTAGAGCCTGATAAATATATTTCAGATCTGGTTATATGCGCTCTCAGAATGGCTAACGCATACCCTGGGCGAATGATTGATTTAGAGAGTAATTTAATAAATCGCATAGAAACCAAGAACGATGTGCGATTGAACCAATAGGAATTGACTAAAATGAGTAATTTTGAATATGTAAAAGAGTTTTATCAAGTGCCGGCCGAGCTAGGAAGAAAAGTTATTGTGTCTGGTAAGTCTGGGATTATTGCGAAAGACAGAGGCCATTATATCGGCGTTAACTTTGACGAAGATAAGCCTGGCGTAATCATGAACTGCCACCCAACTAGTGAAGTTGAATATCTTGGCTTTGGTCGCATTCGAAAGATGACTAAATCACAGGCCAGATACCAGCGCTATCATGAGTATGGCGATATGTTTAATTCATTTATTGATTTTTGTTACTGGGATGGTCAAAAAGAACATTCTTGGAATAACCGATAGGAAAAGACAATGAGTAGATCAAGAGTTGAAGCAAGATTTGATAAATTTAACAACGTTAAGAAATGTGAAGCAGAAGGGATAATTGCTGATAGCACTGATGTTCGTATGGCTCTAATGGAGCAAGTGCGCTCTGGTGAAAAGACACTTCAGGAAGTTCAATCTGAACTAAAGAAGATCAAAAGAAACGCCAAAAAGAATGGAATGATTACAAAGAACCAGGCTTTCATTCGAGGTTAGCGGCTTTCCGATGAATTTTAACGTACCAAAAACTTACAGGTAAACGACCTAAAAGGTGAAAAATTATGAATATCGACATTATCAAATTATCTAAATCAAACGTAATAATCGAGACACATACCGGCGACAAATCTTTGGCCGTCCATAACGTTGAGGTTAAGAATGGAGCGTTCATATTGTACTGCATTGGTTTCGGTGAAAGCATAACTCTGCACAGTAAAGATTTAAATAAAACATGGAAGATAGAAAGTAAACAGAACGATAGTTTTGAGGTGGCTTTAAGGCCTGCGGTTGAGTACCTAAAAGGCCGACACCCACATCACTCTATTATCGTCACATCACTTCATGCAGAGCTACTTGAAGGCGTTGAAGTTATTAGCGAAGAAGTTCCAGAGATTTTTGAAGGTACACTGAAAGCTCTAAACTCACTAACAAACAGGTAAATGACAATGTGTGAGTATTGCGACGATAAAGGCGAGATCGAAACTGATAATAATGGGCCAATAGTTAAGTGTCCAGTATGCGAATACGATTATGAGCAAGATAGCACCCCGTGGAGTAAAGGCGGCGATACGTTATGTGGCAAGCTCGGAAGAAAGCATAAAATGAAACGATTTAGCCCCATGTCGACTAGATGCGTATATCCAGGATGTGAGGCTTTTTGTTGATTAACGGCTTTACTAGGAAGTACCAGTTTATAAGGGCTGTAGAGATTCACCACTAAATTTTAAAGGTATGTAGTAAAAATGAGCAAAGCAGCAGCATTAACTAAAACTCAGATCAGAAAAACCATAGGTAAAATCGGTTTGATGCCTGATCCCGAAACTAAGCTAGCTGCCTTTGTTTTAACTCATTTAGGTATGAGAATATCAGAAGTTGCTCGAATTGATGTTAAAACGCTTTTATATCCATCTGGCAAGATTAGAACAGAGGTGTTTTTACCTGCAAAAATTTGCAAGATGTTAAAGCCGCGAACAATGTGGTTGTGGAATAAAAAAGCTCGTGAAGCTATCCAAGCAGTGATTGATTATCGCATAAAGCGCAAGTGGGGCTTATCTCTAAATGATGATCGGTATCAAGGTTTAATGGCCGACAGCCCTTTACTCTATAATAACAGGGGTAGACCGTACTCACTGAGCGATAAAAAGAGAACTATGGTTGATGGGTCGATTAATATTTACAAGTCGTGTGACGCGCTACAGGACTTATTAACAAAAATTTATAAACGATGCGGCTTACATAATTGCAGCTCTCACAGTGGCCGAAAATCATTAGCAACAAACGCAGCAGAGGCAGGCGTACCATTGAGCATCATAGCTAGGCTACTTGGTCACGATGATGAAGAAATGTCACTGCATTACATTGATATTCGAGATAAGAAGTTAGAAGAATGTTATGAAGTAGCGTTTGATATGGCGGCATAAAACATAACTGTTGACTTATCATAATTGTTTAGTTATGCTTTATCTAAATCCTAACAAGGCAAATCAATGAAGCTAAAAAAACTAATAAAAGATCAATATGGCGGTGATGACAACATTGCTGCTAAGGCTTGCGGAACTACCGTAGAGACTCTTCGCAACTGGAAGTGTCAAGAGCGTGAAGTGTTGCCAATGGCTGGCGGCGGGTACGTTCTAAAGTCTAGCAAAACAATTATTTTTAAATTAATTGGAGATAGAAATGAGTAGAAGCGGATATGAATATGATGGTGAAAACTGGCAGATGATATGTTGGAGAGGCGCGGTTAAGTCTGCTATTCGTGGCAAGCGTGGACAGAAGTTTTTAACTGAATTACTAAAAGCTCTCGACAGCATGCCAAACAAGCGACTTATTAAAGATGAACTTGAAGTTAAAGGTGAGTTTTGTGCGCTCGGCGTCATTGGTGCCAGTAGAGGTGTTGATATGACAAATATTGATCCAGAAGACTCTGACGAAGTATCTAAAAGCTTCAATATTGCAGGGGCGCTAGCAAGAGAAATTGTTTTTATGAATGACGAGGAGATTTGGTGTGCAGATGAAACGCCTGATCAGAGGTGGGACAGAATGCGAATTTGGGTATCTGATCAAATCAACCCTGTACCAGTTAACTAAAGGACGGAATTTTTGACCGTGAAAAAATTGATCTGTTGGTTATTAGGCCATCTTCAACATAAATTTCAGATAGATGAATTTACTGCGTACGATGGCGTTGGCAATCCTGTTTACACCATAAAAAACTGCCCTAGATGTAATGGGCTTTATTGTAAAAAACTTTAACGGAATTTTTATTATGACTGACAGAACACAAATATTCTTATCGGTATTAAAATATGCCGAAAACGACGATTTTATATGGGTTTCTCCAACAAAAGATACGCCAAATTGCGATCACGGTATTGAAATTCCTGCTTGTGACGTTTTAGGAGAAAATAAAATCGATGCAGCCTCGTCTTTAGTTTCACTTATGACGAAAACAGAAAGATTTGAATTTTTATTGATGGTAACGAAACAGATATTATCGAAAAAGGCTAGCAACAAAATCTTTGATGATCTCCTATCTGAAATTACTAACTAGAAGGACGGAAAGTTTTATGACTGATGAAGCGGTAGAAGCAACTCAGAGAGGCGGCTCATTAATTAAAAATAAATTGTTAAGTGAAATTAAGCAATTGAAATTTGAGTTATT